GGTCAACCTCTGCGGCACAGTTGTAGTCAGCGACCGCGAGACTGTGTCCGGGTAGGTGCATTAATCCTTGTCGTCCAACGGCAAAAGTAATCGTGCATTGCTCAAGGCGTGATGTCTCCAACACCCATTTACCGTATCTATGAGCCTGTCCACGTGAGGTGCAACCATAAGCGGTCATTTTTTTGACGTTGTAACCGTAACGGGCAATCATGCCATCATCGGCAACGTATTCAATCGCTTTTTGGTATAAGTTGCGCTCATCCGCATACTCAACCTCAACCGCGGTAAAAATTGCCTTACCTGCGGTGTATTGTCGGCTAAATTTGCCGTCAACTACGTTTGATTGAGTGTATAAGCACACCGGGTCGGTTGGTCTATCTTGGATTGCGGTAAATTGTGTGCCATCCCAAACCGCAATAGCTCTAAATACGGAAGCCATATCAGAGATGACGTTATAAGCGTCTCTTTGCTCGGTAATCCATAAGTTAGATACCATGCGTGGTTCTTTTCCGCCGTAGCCGTCATCTACAAGCTCATCACAATATTTGGCAATCTCATACAGCATAAATTTATCAATGCCAAAATCGCCAATGCGCTCACCCAAGCCCGCTAACTTATCCGTGATAAGGTCGTAAAAAATCCATGCCGGGTTATTAGTCCAGCCCATTTTAAAATCACCGCGCCACAATCCTGGTGCGTACGTGCGCGCTTCCGGGTCGTAAGTTGTCGGGATTTTGATAATCCGTCCATACAGCAAAAAGTTGATATTAGGAAAATTTGGGTTGTATCGGCTATCGGTCTTAATGCCAACAATAGCCATATTTGGATAGCTTAATTTTGTGTCGATAATCTCTGTGTAACTTACCCAATGTGTACCATTTTGTAAGCGTTGAGATTTGCTATCCGCAGTCAAGCGCTTGACTGTAACCGTAAATGGTCTTGGCGGTAAATCATCTATGATGTAACTGCGGTAAAATCTGAATGATGACTTACCCTCGATCTGATATGTTCCGCGCGGCGTGTTGTTAACCAAAACTTGGAAATCAACAGACGTGCCGTGTGTGTCCCCTTGATCATTTTGTGAGATCAATGCGTTTACACCGATCGTTAGACGTAAGCGTGTCGCATCGGGATCTATTACCGATCTAGTAATAGGATGCTGTTGTTTTACCTCCGCTCCAACAGATACCTCACGCTCAGACGCCTTAAACCCCTCTAATGGCTTTTGGTCTTGATAGCCTAGATTGTATTGGATCTCTGTGTTTTTAAAGTTAAAACTACCGGCATCATTATCATCTACACCATTAGCATTTTGGATTGGTGTATTGTCAAAATACGTGTCTTTCCATTTGTTCGCAGGCCCTTTAATTGGGCCGAGAGAAATTAAACCGATTGCGCGTAGCTTTTGCGCCGAGCGTAAAGAGTCCGGCGCCTCGTGCGGAGTATGTCCGCCGCCACCTTTTGAACTACCACCCATCTATTAATCCTTAAAAATAAAAAACCACGCATGAAGCGTGGCCTAAATGAAATCTATTTTTTACTTTGTCGGCATATCGTCAAATGCCTCAACCCCTTGTGATATAAGCACAAGACTTGTTAGCATTTTGCCGTAAAGCAAAGGGATTGGTCTGCCTTGAGGGGTTAAGTTTTTGATATTGCTAAACGAGGTGCTTTGTTTTTTTTCGCCCTCTTTGCCGTAATCGCTCATGCTTGGCACCTTGGCAAGCATTGTCATTACTCCACCTAAAGCCATAGCGGCACCAGTAACACCAAACATTAACGCTGACCCATAACCCACGCCGTACCATTGATAACTGATAATACTGGCCGCAATAATCACAATCCCGGCGACAATTTGAAACACCCCTCCGTTTTTACCTGCCCCAGCAATTACAGGTGTTAAATGCACTGTACAACCATCTTTGAGATCAATGATTGGCGTTGTTTTGAGTTGCTCCTCAGAGAGATACTTACTACCTACACGGATTTTATAATAACCTTTGCGGATGTGCTGTCTAAGGCCTTTAATTTGCGTAAATAGTCCACTCATAAGCTCTTTAAAATTGCTAACCTCTAGCTCTATCGGGCCGTCTGCAAATCGTTTAAGATCGCCGTAAAATTTAACTTGTACCAATCTTTAAATCTCCATATTGAGTGAGTGTGCTTGAGCCAAAAGCCGTTATACGGTACGCGCGCAGACAATCTGTCCTCGCTGTGGTGTATCATCATTTGGTTACCCAAATAAACCCCGGCATGATTAGCCACATCGGAGCCGACTTGGATTAGGATAATGTCGCCAAGCTGTACGTCATCCTCTTGCATGAGCTTATAAAATCCGCATCGTTGCAATCCATCCTCATACAGATTGGAGGATTTAAACCAGTCAAACGGATACTCCGACTTATCATCTAAATCAATGCCGGACAACATATAGCTATCTAATACGATATTTCGGCAGTCTTGCTTATTGTTTTCAAACTGCCGCCCGATCAGCGGTTGGATGTTTCGAAAACACTTAACATTACCATCAACCACAAGCCAAAAGTCCAAATCTAACCGCACTTGGCACTCTCTATCAGCCGTAGATAAATAAGGCAATCCGCGCTCATCATCAAAACTAGGGTGTGAGTGCACTAACGCAATAATCTTGCCAATCTCCTCAGCGCCGATAAATTCTTCCGGCGCAATCTCAAAATAATTGATTGGGTCGGGCGATACGTTGACGCACGGGATATAGATATTTTGCTTGCCGTCAAAAACAACAAAACCGCATGATTCTTGCGGTTTGCATTGCTCGGCGTGCGCCAATATCTCTTGTTTTAACTTGTCATCAATCATATTAATTACCGTATTGTGTCGTACTCGGGAATCCACCAAAAGGCAATATTGCATTGTCACCAAAGCGCAATTTACAACCTCTTATGCAGTGCGAACACTTATCCTTTTTAAGGTCATTTGTTGGCTTATCAAACTCATCTGCCACCGCGCCACCAGTGTAACCACATTGAGCGGAGCGATACTGCCAAATACAAGTGTCAGAGGTAATCATTAGCAACGGGATTTTTGCATTATCCGTCTCAGCCGGGGATGCAAGCTCAAAAGTTGCCTGTTGGTCGTCAAGCGATTTTAACTGCTCAATGATATAGTAACTGCGTACCTCTTGATTTGGGTCGGCGCTAGGATTAACGCCGCCAGGAAAGTTTTTAGCGTCTAAATGCTCAGCATAAACAATACGACGGGTGACTTTAGCCCCCACCCCCTGCCCAAAGTGAGCCACAATACCAGTCACCAATCCGTAAAGATTGGAAACGGTTAATGTCGGTCTATTGCTTGGCCCTTGTCCGCTAATCTCAAATCCATCTGCTTTAATCGGGTAGGCTTGATACTCGTTACCCTGCCACCATAAGTTAACCTGTGACTGATTTAAGCCGTTGTGAAACCGCAACAACTCGCCTTTAGTACTTGGATCTGTACTGCTTGAGATGTGTCTTAAGTCAATTTCCCATAGCTCAACCAAGGCGCCCTGTTCTAATTCCGGCAAAAGTGCGGTCATTTTATCCGGTAGTTTTTTTGGCATATTTGCTCCAATGAAAAACCGCACTCGTTAAAGTGCGGTCGTTTTAAATGATGTTTCGCTAATTTTCAACTTTTTGCAAAAATAAATGTATAAGCAATTAAGAATAGGATAAATGCTACAACAAGGATTTTTCCTATCGGTGGGTTGTTACTTTTCTTTTTATCTTCAGATTGGTTTAACTGCGAAAAATATTCAGCAATATCTCCCACATCTTTTCCTGATCTAATATCAAATACTCTTTGTATATCGCTCAGGTAAAAAACCGCTTCTTGCTCAAGTTCTTCACAATACCCCAAAATAGCATTTTTTTCAGGGTAATAATCAGTGATTGCCACATTCAATGTCACAACCTGCCCATCTACAACATAATCAATCAACACATCAAGATAGCAATAATCCTCCTCTTTGCTTGAGGAAAATTCCAATTTATCGCGCTTAGAGATACCCGTTCCCGGTATGCCTAAATTTCGATAAACCCCATTTTTCCCTATATTAATAGATGCGCCTTTAATTCCAGTTGTAACACTTACGCCGGACTTGCTTATGTTTAACTTTACGCCGGGTAGGATTTTTTTTGTTTTTCTAAATTTTATAGCCATTGGATCTCCTTAAGTAAAGATAACTCATTTTTACAAAATAAGAGATCCTATTCAATGGATATTAATTAAATACCTGCTCAAAAGGTAGCTCGTAATCAACATATACGCCATTGTCTGTGCTCGTCCATTTACGGCAAATAACCAAGATCGGAGTTGTTTTACCTGGCTGTATCCACTCAAACGACTTATACCCACCGTGCCGGACTAAAAACGCCTCAAGCTCGTTAATAGCCGCCTTATTCCGCTTGCTTAGGCGTACCGTTGGAGTGGCTTTGATTGCTATGTGATTAATCCCGTCTTGCATGCGTTGAGAGTAGCCGTTACCAAATTTAATCTCTTTAATCTTTGGCTCGGTCTCTGTTGTCATGCCCCAACGGACACCCCATTTAAAACGCTCTTTTGCCACTTATCGACCTCCCATCATTCCGCCTGGGCGTGATTCGTTTCGGAGTACCTTATAAACCTGCCGTTCGGTTACGTCAGCAACCATGCGGGCTAACTCCGCATTGTCTGCGCCGTTACCATCAAAATTGTTTGTTTGATTAATCACAACGCTGTTTCCACCATAGCCACTACCTAAGGCTTTGTTTAGATTTTCATTGCTCGTGATTTGTCCGCTAGCACCCGGCACAAAGATTTCAGGCCCTCGCTCACCGACAAGATAAGCCCGCCCACCGCCAACAGGACCACCATTAGCCCGCGCACCTGATAAGGTTACGCTCGTTAATTGGCTTAATACTGACGCACCTTGTGACGCAACTGCCGCCATATTGGCAAACTTTTGCGCCGGAGTAACTGCGGTAGGGTCATTCATTGCTTTCATCACGGCCGCGTGTAGATTGAGCATAGATTCGGCGATCTGAAACGATTTTGAGATAGCAAAAATAGTACGGTATGCCGCGCTATTTTTTGCTCCTGCCGCCTCAATAATCCCCGCTATGCCGTCAAATAATTGAGATGCAATATTAAGCTGATTTGTTGCAGACTGTAAGTCTAAATCCTCTTTACGCTTGCGATACTGATCCTCAATAAGCGCCTTAGCCTCCTCAAATTGCTGCACGTTTAGCAACTGTTGATCGTAAAGCTCTTTTGCTTTAACCAGCTGATCTTCGCGCGTAATATCGTTTTGCACATACGGATCATTGCCGGAGCCTTTAATCTCGTTAAAAAACGACCGCACTTTTTCGGATTTGTCATACTCGTCCTTGCGTAGTTTATCCTTTTGCTTGTTAATGGCATCTTCAAACGCTTGATTTTCAAGTGCTAAGTAATGTTTACGCAATTCCAGCGCCGAGGCAAATCCGCGCTCTTTTGCGTCTCTCTCGGTAATTGCCATTTTGCCAATACTGCTTACGCGCTCTTGGTGTGCTAGTGTGATTTTTTGTAACTCATCAGCATAAGTCATATCCAGTCTAGCTAAATCATTCGTTTTAGCCGCAGATTTGACCGCGCTTTTTTTAGTCTCGCCTTTTGAGATCTCCGCCAACTCTTTATCATAGTTTTGAGTTAGCTTAATTAGAGACGATAGCCTTAACGTCTCAATATTAGCAAACCCACGGCGCCGAATTTCCTCTTCGCTCAACACGAGATTTTCAAGGGCTTTTTTGTCCTTTTCGTACTGTGATTTAAGTTTTTCGGATCTGCTTTTTAGCTTATCTTCAATCCGGCTAAAAGTTGATGCTCCAGCAGTTTCCCTTTCCGTTTTTTCGTGAGCCTTGCGCGCCTCCTCTGCCTCTTTTTGTTTTTTGGCAGATTCCGCCTCCTGTTTTGATAATTTATCTCTTGCCTCCGCTAATTTTTTGCGGTTTTCCGCAAGTTGCGCTTCCGCAAGCGTGATAGCGGTATCATTCCGCCCAAAGTCCATGCCGTATGGGCTTGATTGGCGTGCTAATTTCTCGCGCTCTTTTTCTTTTGCCAAATATTTTTCGGTGGTATCTATGGACTTTTCGAGGTCTGCTATATGTTTTTTGACATCGCTTGGGCCTACCATAGCCTCTTTGAGGCCAATAAACGCTTGAGCTAACCAGTTAACCGATTTTTTATATATGTCGGTAATGCCTGTCGCAGTTGCAAACGCCTCTTTTAGCTCGTCAGTAGCTTGCCCTAGAGTGTCTAAAGCTCCGGCAAGGGTATCTTTCCCTGCTGACTCGCCTCCCCC